GGAGCTGGTACGTGTCTTAATTCTTTTAGACCTTGTTCAACAATGTTTGTAGTTGTTCTAATCATTTCAGATGGAAATGACATAAAATTACCAATAGGTAATAATCTTGCTGTTCTAACAGCAGAACCAACAAAAGCATAATTAGGTACAGTGTTTTTAACTATGTCGGCTGCCTCTGTTTTTAATGCAAAGTCATCTAAAAACTCATCGTAAGTTCCTTTGAATCCATTCTTTCTAGCTACATTGTATTTAATATTTAATTCTGATTCTGGTAATTTAATTACATTTCTATTTACTGGTCTGCCGTTTGCTCTGTAATTTTTTAATCTTTTTAATTCTACAACATAGTTTGCGATCTTAAATGTATCATCTTCCGCAACATACTTACCTTGAAAAAAGTCTCTTACCTTTCTCATTTTGTTCATAAAAGGACTGATAGTAGTATCTATGTTTGCAATTTGTTGACCTAGTTTAACATCAGTTAGTAAAGCTTTTAAATCTGATATTTGTACTTGTGAGTTTACAACACCTAATTCTAATAACTCTCTATACGCTGCTTGTGCTTTAGCACTAGGTGGACCAATTTTTAATAAACCAGATGTTTCAATACCTTCTGCAAATGCACTTTTGTAAAACTCAGTATCAAATAAAGTACCATTAGCCCCTGCAAAACCAAATGCACTAAACATATTACGTAAGTGTGTAGGTATAGAGAATACGGTTTTTGCTAATTGTGATATACCTTTTGGAAACAATAATAAGTTTCTATACATCCAACTAACAGCTGCTTCAGCTCCTTCTTTACCTTCACCTCTTACAAAGCCTTGAAGACCGCTAGCTATATTGTTTGCATTTTTTAAAGCTTCAGCTATTTCTACTGTTGTAAATTTACCAGCAGCAGGGTTTACAAATTTACCTGATCCAGGTAATTCTTTTACAATGTCATCAACAGGAACCATTCTTATACCTGTAGTGTTAGATCTTAATGCTTGTTCACCTTCTTCTACACTGTTCCAGAAAAAACCTCTACCACCAGCTTTTTGTATTTGATCATTTTTTGCAACTACACTCGATAGATAAGCTGTTGTTCTAGCCACGCCAGATAAGTTTGTTATTGCATTGTATATAGAATATCTAGGATCAGTTATTTCTCCTAACAATTGTCTAATTTCTTTTGGAGGTAATCCAGTGCCATCAATAACTTGTTTTACAAAATCTGCACCAGGTCTGCCCTCCATTGTTTTATTTACATATTCACCAAGAGCAAGAGCTTTTGGTTTACCTTTGTTTCGAACAGCATTTAATAAACTTTCAACTTGTACTTTTGCTTCTCTAAAATACTTGTCACTGGTCGCTACATTAAAACCTGTATCACCTGCTTCTTTTGCTATCTGTTCTCTAAAAAATCTTATGGCTCCTTCTTTAGCTTCATCAGTAGGTGTGTATCTACTAAAGAGTGTAGAGAAACCTCTTTTAGGTTCTTCAAAGATTCGGTAGGTTCCGCCTATCCAATTTGTAACTCTGTCTTTTAATAATGTTTGTAAATCAGAAACACCTTTATTTAATTTAGTGCCTTGAGCATTTGCATCTAATATATCTATTAGTTTTACAAATTCTTCTCTCGCATTATTTAAACCGCCTACTATATTACCTTTTGCTTCTGCTGATACATTTAAGTCATCAAATTGTTTTAACAAATCATCTAATGCATTTTTATTCAGTGGTTTTCTAATATTACCACCAAATAAAACTTCATTTAATGAAGTAAAAAATTTTGTTCTTTCTGCTTTACCAGATTTTCCAATAATATTTTCTGCGTCTGGATACAGTCTATCTACTTCTTTTGTAATGTTATCTACAATTTCTTTTGCTCTACCTTGATCAGAAGCTTTTAATGCTTCTTTAACTTTTTCTTCATCAAACAATTCTTGTGTTAATCCACCTCTAGGACTGAAAGGAGCTCTAACATATTTATCTAACCATCTTGCAAATCTAGAATTGCTGTACGCTAGGTCTTTGCCTCTTGATGCTAGAAGCTTGGCGCTTTTACCAACACCATAAACAAAAGGTGTAAAGGCTATTGACTCTGATCCAAACTTTAATCTGTTGACTAATCTTCGAGCAGCTTCTTCTCTGCCATATACTTCATCTCTATCTAACTGTGTAGGACCACCTTCAAACATATCTCCAAATGTTCCTATCTTTTCGACGTCAGCAACAAAGACTTCACCGGCTGCACCGCCCATTAAACCTACAGCAAATCTTGGAGCCCTTGCTTTAGTATTTAATTCTTTTACTTTATCTAATGCTGTACTTAATTTTGCTCTGTCTTTTGTATTTTTAAAACTAGCAAAAGCATTTGCACGTTTAGCTTTCAATGCTCTTGCCGTTATATTTCTTGCGAGTTTATTAGCTGCTTTGAATCCTATTGCTCCTGGAACTCCTACTTGAATTAATGCTTCAGTAAGTCTTCCTATTCCATTTTCTTCAGCTACTTCTTCAAAAGGATTTAATTTATCAAAGAATCTATCTACATCTGCTGCAAGATTTGTATCTGCACCAAGATCAATAAGTTCAGCTGCTAAAGAGAAAACACCTTCTGGTATTTTAATAATACCTGAAGCAATACCTGCTGCTACAGAGGTATACCAAGATGTGTCGTTGTCTTGTTCTGTTTTTGTAAGAGGTAGAAATTCTTCTGCCATTTAACCTCCTATATATCTAAATCATCCGGTCTTGTAAAATCAGGAAGAATTTCTTTTAATTTTTTTGGTGGTTTTGTTTCTCTTTTAAATAATGGCGATATTGCTAGCTCCTCTTCTCTCATTGGTTTTTTAGTATCTACTTTTGCAGCTTCTTCTGCTTCAGCATCGTACGTATCTATATCAATTATTTTTATTCCAAAACCATCTGCTGTTTTTCTAACCTGTTTAAATTGTCCGTCTGTTATATCGTAGTATATATCTCCAACTCTTTTTTTAGTTTTAAAAGCTTTTGAATTAATATCACCGTGTCTATCTCCACCTACTAAACCTTTAAAACTATCACCAAAAACTCCTTTGGCTTTAGTTTGTAAACCTTGTTTTTCATAATTATTTCTGTTTGTAGCTTCTGTTAAATTACCTTCATACAGATCTAAAAACGTTGGAAGTAAATCAACACCTGATTTCATACTTGCAATATCTTTTTTAAGTTGTCTCTCAGCCATGCTTTCACCTAATTGAAGTGCTGCTAATTTTCTAGCTTCTTCTTTATCTCTACCTGCTTTTCTACTAGCTAAAAGGTTAGCAACTGGTTTATCAGCTGCAGCAACTATGTTTCTCATAGTTCCGCCAGGTAAAGCACTTGATGCTAAAGATGGTCCGTATGTTAATAAAAAGTCTGTTAGTGGATCTCCTTTTTGAACTGGACCTAATTTTTCTGTAATTATCTCTTGAGCTTTGTCGTAGAAATCACCTTCTGCATAGTTTTGCCTAGGTGCAATATTCTCCATAATACCTGTCATGGATTCTCCACCTTTTCTAAACATTGGTCTTTTAAATATTTTCATTAACTAAATGCCCTATATATCCCTGCTAGTGTTGCACCTGCTCCTAAAGCTGTTTGTGCTAAACTTGGAACTACAACTTGTTCTGATCTTGTTTGACCAGGATACCCAGCTATTAATGAAGCCACGCCTGATCCTAAAGTTTGTGCTGCAGTTATTGGTTGATCTAATTGTTTTTGTAATAATTGTTGTTGAGCTGTTAAACCTGCTTGAGTTTGTGCTTGTTGTAATCCACCTAATGTAGTTAAACCAGTAATTTCTGCACCAGCTAACTGTGGAGATATTCTAGCTAGACCTAATTGATTTTGTAACGCTTGTTGTAAAGATCTTTGAGCATCAGCAAATCCAGATTGATTTAATTGTGCGAGTAATGCTGCTCGGTTCCTGTCGCTCGCTGCTTGAAACTCTGCTCTTTGTACACCTTCTCTACCACCACCAAGAACACCTTTTGATACAGCCTGTGCAGCTATGCTAGGAAGTCCTTTTGCTGCTTGTACATCAAACTCTCTTAACGTAGCATCAATTACATCTTGTTGAAAAGGCGATTTAAATTGTGAAGTTAAAGTTTGTAACTGAGCTCCAGTTTGAGGTGCTAGACCTGCAGCTGTTTGTAAAAAAGGTTGAAATGATCCTAATCCACCAGCTTTAGAAATAGCATCTTGTGTTAACGCTCCTTGCCCTGCAACAAATTGTGGACCAAATACTTTAGTTAAATCTGCAGTCTTAAAACCACCTACTGCTTTTTGCAGATCATCTAAATATGTTTTACCCGCAGCTTCTATAAAGGGTGCGGCTCGTGTTACTTGAGATACTGTTTCTGTTGCCATTAACCTACTCTACTCTCTAATTTTTTCATGGTGTCATACATAATTTGAGCACCTTTATTTATGTTACCACCACCTGCTGCTCTTACAGCATCGGCAGTAAATACAAATTCGTTGTTTGATAACATCGCTGGGATATCATCTGCTTTTTCTTTTATACCAACTGGTGGCACAAATCCACCTGTTTCTCTAAGATCTAATTCTGTAACACCAGCTTTATTCTGTCTCACTGGTAGGCCCTCGATGCCTGCTGCTTGCATAGCATTTTCACTAGCTGTGTCTCCCATAGCATAACCAATACGTCCACCCCTTGCCATAAAGAGGCCTTCTTGTGGTTTATCACGATAACCTCTGTCCTTCTCTAAACTAGGTCTGAAATATTCACCATATACATCAGGGTTAGACTCTCTTAATTTAAATAAAAGCTCTTCAGTTATGCCTCCTTCTTTAACTTCTTTTGGATTAAACTGATACACCTTTTGTGGTTTATCTAATTTTTTACCACCTATTTTATCTAACATCATTACACTAACTCCATCAACACCTCTTAACATCAATTCTTCAAACATTTCTGGAGTAGATCTATTATTTTGAATAGCAAATACAATTTCATTTGTAGTCATGTTTCGTGGGTCGCTAGGGTTTTTAGGGATAGTCATATCCATTTCTAAAAATTTTTCACTTTTTCCTTCTTTAAATCCAATACGTCCACCTTCTGCTGCCATAGTTTTTTGTTCAGCTACTTTTTTCTTTCTCATCATGTCTTCGTATAATTTTTTCATTTCTTTTTCACCCATAAATTGATCTACTTTAAATTTATCTTTTTTAAATTGTTCGAAAGTATAACCACCATCATCGTAACCTATACGTCCACCGTCTGCTCTATACTCAGCTGTGTTCTCTTGTACGAATTGAAATACTTCCTCATCTGTAGCGTTAGGATTTAAATTTTTATATCCTTTAGATAAATAACCTTGTAACGAGTTTAAATCTACTTCAGCGTTTGGATCACTAGAATCTAATCCACCTGCTTCTGCTGCAGACAATGCAGCTGATCCTAAAGACCCTATTGCAAATGAAGCTAATGTGCCTTTAGCTTTAGAACTTAATGAGGGCAGACCTACAGATTGACCTATGTTACTAAAAAAATTACGATATGTACTACCTGGTCCAAATCCAGGTGTGCCACCAAACAAAGCTGGTGCATAATACGCAGCAGCTGCCATCATAGCAGCTTTACCTAAATCTGATTTAGCAACTTTTTTAACACCTTTAGTTACACCTTTAACAGCTTTCTTAACACCTCTACCAATAGATTTAACAAAACTACCTAGACCATATTGTGCTCTACCGCCATAAGCCATAGTATTAAGAGGTCTTAAATCACCCATTAACATTATGTTTGGTGCGCCGGCTGTAAATCTTTTTGCTTGTCTAGTGTTTGTTATTGCCATAATTTTGTCTAAATTTAGTTTATAGGGCAGGCGTACTAATCCTGAAATATCACACTTTATTTGATTTTTTTCTTATCGTCAATAGCTGGTTTTAGGTTGTCGAAGAACCTACCACAGAACTGATGCTCACCTACATGGGTTATATAATCCATAATATATAGATATACTTTACCACCCATATCTGTCCATCTTTGACAAAAACCAAAGTCTTCACCAAAATAACGTTTAGTTTTAGGGTCGTGAATAGTATCAAAAAAGTTGTAAAAGTTTGGTTTTTTAACTTCTTTACCATTAATATTAGTAGGCTGATATATTTGTAACTCAGGATAATGTTTTATCATCTTCTCTAATACAGTTCTTTTAATTAACATACAGCCAGTAGGAGCGTGAGTTGCTTCTACAATACCAGCATTAGAGTGTATTTCGTTTTGATCTTCTAACTTAATAGGAAATGTATATCCAGGTCTTCTTAATTGATCTTTGTTTTGAGCCTTATCTTTCTCTTGAAATATCTTGTCCCAATCTAATGACTTCATTGGATAAGGACACGCAATAACATCTTTGTCAGCGTTTAACATAGTTTCAATTGTAGTATAATTAAAATCAATATCAGAGTCTATAAATAACAAATGTGTGTAACCGTCTTCATGATTTAACATTTCAGCCACACATAAGTTTCTACCTTGTGTAACTAAAGAAGATTTTAATAAAGTAAAACTAACTAATATTTTTCTTAAGAAACATTCTTGTTGAAACTTTAAAACAGCTTGAGTGTAATGCATTGAAGTATCACTATGACAAGGAGTACATACCATAATTTTATGTGGAGATCTATCAGGTGGATCTGACAAGTTTATTACTTCTGTACGTGTATTAGATTGCTGAATAGTTTGATAAGTGTCTTTATTAAACCAGATAGGTTTATTTGGATTGTCTTGCACTAATAACTCCTTTTAAAAATGTTGTCCATTGCATAGCAATTTTATTCCAATTGTAATAAATATGTGCGTATCTAGATTGAGAACTTAAATGATCATGTATTTGTTTTTGATGTAATGTATGTGATGCTTGTTCTATACCAAAACCAAATTTTTGTGCCATAGCTCTATGATTAGCATCATAGGGTATATACATAGGAAACTCTGCACCTGTTTCATATAAAGCCCCAAAATCATTGACAATGCAATATAAACCTGCAGCCATACACTCTAATAAAGATATACAAAACGTTTCTTCAAAAATACTAGGATAAGCATACATGTGATAATTTTTTAAATTATCTTTTATGTATTGATTAGACTTGTATCCGATATAATTTACGTTTGGTAATTTTTTTGCCTGTTCGTAAAGCTCTCTATACTCATGATCATTTTGATCATAAAATTGTTTACCATAAACTTCTGTAGATGAATATACATCTAAAGTAACTAAAGGATTTTTTACTAATTGCATTGCACCTAACAATATAGATAGACCACGCCAAGGTGTATTTTGATGTATTATTTTTATAGGTTGACCTTCTTGATAAGGTCTAGATTGTTCTATTTTATCAATACCATTTTTAATCACTACACATCTATTAGTTGGTATATTAAAATGATATCTAAACTTTTCATAACACCAGTGTGAATTAAAAACATACCAGTCGTATTTATTATGATTAGCCGGATTACTAAACCAGGGAGCTAAGTTAGGCTGATCATAAGAATTTTTTTGCCAAAGTATATTAGGTTTGTTTGGGTGTAATGGTATTTTTTCTGGGACCGAAGTACAAATTTGCACTTGATCTAATAAACTTTTATCGACATGTTTTTCTAAATAGTCGAATTGTAATTCTGTTCCGCCTTTAGGGTTTTGATTTCTTTGTATCATTCATTACTTTCTGAAATACTTCTAGACCTTTATTAGTAACCTGTACCGTAACATCTTGAACAATATCAGGTCCTTCTTTCTTTTCTTTATATGTTTCTCCAGTCTTTGTATTTCTATATGTTATTATAGTTGTACAATCGATTTTTGGTAAATTATCCGTTTTCATTCTGTCTATCTATTAAGGCATAACTGACAACTACTTCTAGTTTATTTGCAGTTTCTGCTTGAGCTTTTATAGCATCTCCTACTTCTAAATTCAAGCCTTGTTCAGTTGCATTTACACTACTCGTTGCTGGTATGTCTTTTCTAAAAAATTCTATATCTGTGCTAGCTGAAGTATCTCTAAGATCACAATTAACCTTCACGGCTCCTGTGCTATTATTAGATATGTAAACAGATTTAACAATAGCTACGGCTGTAACTGGTATACTTAGAACTGTAGTCATATTTGTGGTGGCTAATATGACACTCGCGTTTTTATAATTTATACTCATGATAAAAAGTAATTAAATGCGTCCTGTTCGTTTTTTAAATCTTGTTGAAAAGAAAAATTTAACTGATTTTGTAAAGTAGTCAAGGACTCTAATATTTGTCTTTGATTTTCTGCATCGTATTCTGGTTTTGGTTCTGGTATGTAATTAGTTATCTTAGCCATTAAGAACTACCCATTTCGTTTGAACCACCTGGAGCAGATGCATTTGAATTATCTGCAAAACCTCCACCTTGATTTCCTCCGCCATAAGCGTCAAATTCATAATCTAATTGTTTGGCTTTTTGTTTTGCTGCCCCTATAGCTGCAGCTTCTTCTCTAGCTCTTTTGTCTCTCATTCTTTGTGCAAAGTCTGCAAAACTTGTTGATCTTCCAAAAGTATCAAATGTTGAATCACCTCTTAGACCTATACCTCCTCGTATTCCTGGTCTACCAAACCTATCTCCTAAAGCACCTATACCTCTACCTATCAAACCAGCTAAGGGATTGCCGGTAATTAAACCTAAAAGACCTGAACCTAATTGTTTTGCAAAACCTAAATTAAAACCTGGTTTAGCCACCTCTGCAAAATCTTCATAATACTCTTCATCAAGACCTGCATCATCTGAAAAAATAGCAGCTTGATCAGTATTCATAATACCAAAATTTTGAGGATTAGGAAAACTTGTAAATTGAGGACTACTCCTTCTAAAGTTTTCATTTCTTAAAACTTGTTCAAATCGACTTAAATCTCCTATATCTATAGCCATTATCTTCTTCCGTCCGGTTGTGCATCAAGTCTAAAAGTTCCGTATCTCCATGACTCACCTGTAGAGTCGTTTTCTATTTTAATCGACACTAATCTTCCTCGAGCTCTAGTATCAACTTTATCAGTGGTTGATGTTATTGTAAAGGGACCTAATGGCGAGCTTACAGCTACGTCATCAGGATAAGCGCTAACAAATAAAGTTACTTTAGCGTTACCTGTTTGATATTTAAAATCAGGAATAAATCTTCTTACAGCCATAAAAAATTCACCATCACCTCTGTAATCTACAATTCCTGTTGCTTGACCCAAGGCGCTTCGTCTAGATGTAATATCCCAATCCCCTGATCTTATAAATGCTGGTATAGCTGTCGTACCTGCGCTATTAACTTGGTCCGTTCCTTCTTCGTGTTCATAGTAAATACTTGCACCAGCAGTGTTGGTTATTCCTAATATGCTAGGAAATACAGGTGTAGATGTGGCTTCATAATCGGTTGCGTAAGGAGCATCAAATACTCCTTGATCTGAATATGTAGTTCTATCTAAAGACGATGTAGTCCATATGTTTTCTTGATAATTATAAGTTACACATCTATCAATCTGTTCTGATCCTGACTTTGGATAAAACCAATTTACTTCTGTGTATAAATTATTTGCACCTGCGTATACAATATCTCTAGAATTAAAATTTAATCCTAAATTAGTTCCATCTGTTGAGAATACAAAATCCTCTACAAGTGATGGTAACGATTTAACAGTTCCGTCAAAAACAAAAAATCCACCTTCGGCTCCCATCCAATATACAGCACCATTAATAAAAACTGCTGCGTGTTGACCAATGCATCCACAATTCGTACCAACTTGTCTAACACTAAATGTAAATGGTGGGCCAACAAATTGTATAACATAAGCTGCAAGATCAGTTATGACAAACACATAGTCTTTACCTTGAAGTGCTGCTCTAATTTCGTTACCTGTATCTAGTCTAAATGTACCTGCTGTGTTAGTAGCTGTTGGTGTGTATAGATTTAAATTTTCTTGATCAGAAAATCTTACAAACATCGGATCTTGTGTTGCCGGAGTTCCAATAGTTGTTTCTGTTCCAAAGTGAAATAAGTGTCTGTCTCTATCTGAAGTTAACGTAAATCTAGTAGCTCCAGGGTTGTTTGTAGTTGCAAAATTAGTTGTTGTCTTAGATGCTCTTTGAGCTCTAGGATTAGATGCCCCAGCGTCCCATGTAAAAGTTTCTCCATCAAAAATAGTTGCAACTAATACTTGACCAAAATTATCAAGACTCCAGTTTCCTGGATCTAAAGTTACTGTGCTTGTGCTTCTAGGTGTGTTCCAAGTGCTATCACCCCATGTTGACGTACTCCAACCAAAACCTGTTGTTTGTGTTCTTGGTCCTACAACAACATAAGGATTAACAGTTACAGCTCCTGCTGCTGTCATACCTGACCCTGTTTCAGCAGTGGCTGCTTGTACAGTAAATTTATCTGCGTCTGGCACAGTTAATATTTCATAAACTTTTTCTAAATCTGAAGCTGTGTAAGCCGATGCTCCAGTGACTGTTACACTCGATAAAGTTACATATCGTCCAACAGCTAAACCATGAGAACCTTTGTTAATAGTTACAGTTCTTGATCCATTAACCGTTGTTAATGTTCCTCCCGTGATTGCCGTATCTAAAGGTGTAATGTCAAAAAAATCATTACCATAGTATAAAAATAAACCTTGAGATGTACCAATAGCAGCGTATTTCTCACCAGCAAAACTTGCAAAGGCGTGTTGAGCTCTTGCAACTCCTGGTAAAGTCTTTTGCCCTGAAGTTAATTGTAACCAACCACCTATTTTTTCAGGTAGTCCATATCTAAATCTAACAAAATCACCATCTGTCCACTGACCTTCTGCCCCTGATTCTGTGTCTTGTTTGTTAAATCCAGCCTTGAATTTTAATTTTTGTAGCATATAATGGCTTATATAATAATTTTACAGAGAATGAAAGTAGCATAATTATGGATCATTTAGAAGGGGTTGTTGTATTAAAAAATATAACAAATCTTGATTTTTGTAAAAGAATAATAGACCTGACAAATGAAAAAGCTAAAAAAAATCTAAAGGTTAAAAGAGGTTTGCATACAGACGAAAGAAATGTGAAAGGATATTTTTTGAATTTTAATACTCCTACGAATATGTTTTATTGGAATTACGTGAAAGCAGAAATAGAAAAATGGTACAGTCTTTATAAAACTAAATTTCCTAAAATGGAAACCAATAAGATTAATCAAATAGACTTATTAAAATATGAAGTAGGAGGTAAATACGTAGTTCACACTGATCATCATACATACACACCTAGAACTTTAAGTGTTATTATAAATCTAAATGATGAATATGAAGGTGGCGATTTAGTATTTACTGATCAAAAAGACCAAGAAATAAAAAGATTAAAATTAGAAAAAGGAACTATGGTTTTCTTTCCCAGCAATTTTATGTATCCACATAGTATTGAACCTATTACAAAAGGGACAAGATATAGTATTGTTGCATGGCTGCAGTAAAACATAGATTAATAAAAGACTTTTTTAATGTGCATGAGTTAATGTTATTGCAAAAATATTGTTATAATAAATTAGATGCAAACAATGACTATGTAATTGACACTCAATCTTTCTCACCTGCTTGGTATAAAGATTCTTTAATGACAGCTTTGTTAGATCTTAAATTACCAAGGGTTGAAGAAGAATGTAATTTAGAATTATTTCCTACATATGCTTATTGGAGATATTATATATTTGGTGCAACTTTAAAAAATCATTTAGATAGACCTGCTTGTGAAATATCTGTGACAGCGTGTATTAAAAAATATGATAATTGGCCTTTAATAGTTGGAACAGAAGAGATAGAACTAGAAGAAGGAGATGCCGTTATATATCCTGGATGTGATCAAACTCATGGAAGACCGGGTGTATATAAAGGTGAAGGTATGGCTCAAGTATTTTTACATTATGTAGATCAATATGGCCCTTATAAGGATCATGCTTATGATCAGATAGGAAAAACAAATGAATGAAAAAACAGTTAATATAAATAATTTTATTGGAACATATGATAATTTTATTACTCAACAAGAATGTAATAAAGCCATAAATATTTATGAACAACAAGACAAGTTTAATAATACAATTAATAGAATGCCTTTAGAAAATTCTTCTATATTAAAAAAACAAGATCAACAATTTTTTGCAGGCGCTGGTAATATAGATATATGGTGGGAAGATTTAAAACCTATGATGTTAAATTTTGAAATAGCTTGGCAACATTATATTAAAAATACAGGTGCATTTGCTGCTTATGATGAGCAACCATTTCATTTTACAACTTTAAAAATTCAAAAAACTTTACCTACAGAGGGTTATCATGTTTGGCATTTAGAACATGGCAAAGGATTTATGAATGAACCTAGAGCTTTTGTTTTTACAGTTTATTTAAATGATGTTGAAGAAGGTGGAGAAACAGAATTTTTACATTTTTCAAAAAGAATTAAACCTAAAACAGGGAGAATAGTTATTTGGCCCGCAGCTTTTCCATACGTGCACAGAGGTAATCCACCGTTATCAGGTAAAAAATATATTTTAACTTCTTGGATGTTATTAAGATGAAGTATAAGATGTAGGTCTTGCACCTAATCT